GTCTACTGATGTTACAGCAATCTTTAATGCATCTGCTGCATCTACACTGTTATCTGCTGGCACTGGTAGTGATACAGGAGTTGTTACTACTGTTCCACCCGTTGCTGCAGATCCCGCCACTGTTAATGTTACAGTTCCAGGGTTAGCGTTAGCTGCTGGCGTTACAAGCATTGTGCTAGTCAGGGCTGCAGCGATGATTAGCGATACTTTCTTGAATGAGTTCATTCTATTTATTTCTCCTTATGTTAATCTGCCTCTTAACGAGACAGAAATCTGTGACATGTTCACACTATGTTAAACGCTTAAGTCCGTCAAATGTCGCTTTAGTATAACTCGTTTACTTTAACATGAAATGAACATGGGTCTCCGCCGTCTTCCCATTCTTGCATTTCTTCATCATCCATTGGTGGAGCATCGTGTGTACCACAAAAAACTTCAGAAATCCAGCCACGATCAACGCCATTTTTAAACCAAATTTCAAATTCTAAATCCATTGATCTAATTCCTTTAACATCATATGTTTAGCTTTTGCACCTAAAATTCTTTTAACCTCTTTGCCATTTTCAAAAACAATTGTAGTTGGCAAAGATACAATATTATACTCTGCAGCTTTTTCTTTATTTTCGTCTGCGTTTATTTTACCTATCCACAAAGAATACTCTTTTGAAATTTCATCTAAAATTGGAGAAAACATTTTGCATGGTCGGCACCAATCTGCCCAGAAATCAACTAAGATAACCTTATGAGCTTTTATTGATTCTTCAAAGTTATTATTATCTATGATCACTGGTTAAGTATATACAATCATTCTAGTATTGTCAATATAGGTTAACATCATTTGGGACCATTTTTAACTTCATTATTTTTTGAGCATCTTCTGGGAGTGCTTTGAACTTTCTGCTTTGTTTCATTATTTCACTATTTTCTGGGGCAAAGTTAACAAAAATTGCTACCACATAGTCATCTTCACTTAAGGATGGGTACTTTGGTCTATAATGAAAATCTTCGTCCCCCTTTAAAAAGACTGCTGAGTTTGTTAAGCTTGGGAAGTCTACACCTTCAACTGTCAATGGCCAGTCTAGAGTTGAATCTATAATTATATTAAGTGTATGTGTGGCATAAAAATTATCTATGTGATTACCAAGTGATGGAATAACCCCGTCTTTTATTTGATATTTAACGCATTGTGTATAAACTATTTCTAAATCATCAACGCCAAATCCAGATCTAGCAGTTTTAATTAATAGATTGTTTATGTCATCATTAAAATCTATTGTATTCCAGTACCTGCCATAAATTTTTGTATAATTAAAATCATTAGATGACTCTATGTGTTTAAAAACATAGCCTTTAATCATAGAAAAGCTTGCATCATTAAATATATTGTCTTTATAAAATGATTTCATTTTTCTCCTTAATAAATAAATCTTTTATTTTTCAGTAACTCTTTTTTAATTTTTCTTTTTCTGTATAGCAATATAATTTTTTTAATCATTAAAAAAACTTCTTTTTTCTATTGCTTCAATAAAAACATTTTTCCAATATTCATGCTTAATGTCACCAGAATGACCATCTCTTTTTCTTAAAAGATTTTTTGGAACATTCATGTCTGGATACTTGGTTTCTATAAGTTTTAATAAATCTTCTGGGTTAGTAGCTAAAAATAATTTATCTGCCCTATCCCAAAATCCTATATTATTGTTTTCCCTAAAATCCCAAGTAGAATATAGAATTTTAATATTATTTGATTTACAATAATTAATAAGCATTTTCCATCCTACCATAAATTCCATAAATTGTCTCTTATGCTCATCAGGACTAAACAAATTTTTTTCTTCGTGTGGGGATTTCTTCCATCCCTCATTTACATATTTTTGTAAATATGACCAACTTTTCTCTTCTGTGTTCCAATAATAATTTCTTCCAACATTTGGAAGCATCACAAAGAAATGGGTAGGCTTGCCATATTTTTCCACATAAATCATTAAACTTAAAGCTATTTTATGCCATCCGTTGCCAGATTTTCCTAATGAATAATATCCACCAATTTCATATTTTTCTTTTAATTCTAAGTATAGCTTATAGGACCATATTTCATTTAAGTTTCCGCCAACTCCTTCTGTTTCAGAACATCCCCCAAATACTAAATGATATTTTTCTTTATGTACGTTGGTAAAATTATCACATCTAAATGAATCTAAGTTATACTCATAAGATACTGAGCCGTCGTCTACACAATTTTCATTTGGCAATATACTAAATTTTCTTTTTTCTTGTTCTTCTCTTGTTAAATTATTAAACCAAGTTTTGTCAAATAAATTAAAAAAAACATCATTTATCCCTGAGCTTTTTTCAATCATATAATTGGTTATGTCTAGATCTTTATCAAATTTATTTAATTTATTCAATTGGACTCCTTAAATATATATCATAAAATCCTAATTGGTGTAATGAAATTGCATCCACAGACCATTCTTTATTTAAAAATAAAAATTCATTTACGGACTGATATGTTCCATATGGCATATCTTCAATTATACCATCATAAATCAAATAATCATTTAGACCTATTATTCCACCAGGTTTAATCATATTTTTTATTTTATTTAAAGTATCTCTAATTAATTTTCTATCATTAGATAGGTCTACATAAATATAATCATATTTTTTATTTATTGTATCAAGTGTTTGTGGCACGTTACCCTTAATTACATTTACGCCTTTATATTTGCTAAATTTATCCTCAATGTATTCCATATGAGTTTCTGGTGTGTACAATAGCTCATGTTTTGGTTCACATTGGCAGGACCCAAATTTTCTCCAAGACCAACATTTTAGATCTTGATTGTACCAGTCTACTAAATCTATTGATAATGGATTTCTTGATTTAGCCAAAATATCAGAGTAGTACCCCCAAGCAACGCCAAGTTCCATGTAATCACAATTTAAAGGTATTGTTTTTATATATTCTTCTCTATTTGTGTATACCCTAGCTTTAGATAACTGAATCTGATCTATGTGGTGAGAACTTTCAATTTCATCATTTGCTAAATTGTTTATTTTATCAAAATCAAATTGCTTAACTGGTTTTTTTGACATTAAATTGTCACCAGTTAGATTGTTCATTAAGAATTAAGCTTTTAGAGTCCTCATACATTTTTTGTATTTTATCAAACCCACCAGTGTTTAAAAGCATATCTTTTATTTTATAATATATCTCTGGTTTCTGATCTACTGGCACGGCATTATTTATTCCAACATCACCTTTATTATGTATTTGGATTCTTTTTCTAGCAGATTCTTTTAATCTGTCTATGCTATTGTTATCTGCATTTATGTCTAGTAAGTTTTTAACTACATACTCTATATCTGTAGTGACTTGTTCAAAGGTAAATGGTTTTAAGTTTTTAATATTTTTTTCTATACCATATGCATAATTTTTATAAACATAAAAATGCTCCGCAATTAATCTGTCTATGCTCACATGGTTGTACTCATGTGGCTGTGCGACACCGCTAACAATACTGTTTCCAAGACCAGACATAATTTTTGTAATAACTGATGGCAGAAGGTCTGCGGGATCTCTTAATATTGTTGTTTGCGTTATCCCATCAAATTTTGCTAATAATGCTACTGGGGTGTGTATTCTTAAAACAAAGGAATTTGCGTATATGTTACCACCATATTCTACGTCTTTAAGTAAAGTTATTTTATAGTTATACAAAAGAAACTGCATCCAGGCAGTTGCGCTCCTGGGTGCAGAGTTTATTAATATTCTATCATTTACCAATGTTTACTTATCCTTTAGTTCTTCTGCTGCCTCATTAAATTTAGTCATAAATGTTTGAATTACCCAAAATGTAGTTTCCCCAGCATTCTGCGCCAATGCTTTTGAGGCTTCTTCGGTTCTATCTTCAATAGCAAGGGCGTTGTACCATTTCTGGTACAACTCCTCGCCAATTTGTTTAATAATTGCTTCTAATACTGTCATATTAGCCATTTATTTTTTTAGCCCATTCTAATTTAATTGCAGCAAGTTTATCTGCAGCTAATTTAATCTCTGCTTGATACGCTAATTCAGCATCTGCAACCGCTTTATTAGCTTGAACTACAAGAGCAGCCTTTGCTTCCGCAGCCAACTGTTCTGCAGTTTTAATTACTGGATCAACTGGTTTTGACACGGTTGGCGCACTTGGCTGTATTACGCTTGGATTACTAGAAATAAGTTTACCATATTGTCCTCTAGCACCACGTATTGGTTTTGAACTATTATTAAATATATCTAAAACCTGTTGGTAGGTTAAAGAAGGATTTGAATATTTAATACCAGCCCATGTAGCAGCAGCAACCTGTGTTGAAATTGATGAGCCTGTTGCATTTTTTACGGATCCGCCTGGAATTGCAACCTGCATATTGCCAATAGCATAAAAGTCTAATCTATCTTTATCAAAATTAGAATAATTATCTATTTGCTCATATTGATCAGCCATGCCAATTGATATTGAATCATTAATACATGCTGGCCAAGATAATCTTGAAAGGTCTCTCATGTTTCCCGCTGCAAAAAATACTGGAGTTCCAGAAGAAACTAATGATGATATTGCTCCACGAAGCATTGGTGTTGCTGGACAATAGTCTGTTAGGCTTGTTAATATCGAATGGTTTGCCTGAGACATTGCAACGCTTTGAATGTTAAAACGAGATTTATTATCTAATACCCATTTTAATGCTAAAGACACACCAGTTTCACCAGTAACCTGACGATCACCAGAAGGTGTATTTCCAATTATTCTTATAAAAACAATTTTAATATTTGGATTAGTTGCTACTGCAACTGATGCCATTTGTGTTCCGTGATCGAAACCATTTGAAGAAATAATTTTTGATGGTAGCACAGAAGATCCTGTGCCCTCCATAAACTTTTGACCATTTGGACATGAGGCCCATTCCAAAATACATACTTCGTAAACAATTTTATCTTTAAAAATTGGCAAAGAGGTATCTAGTGCTGTATCTAAAACAGCTACTGTAGGTGCTTGTGTTTCCGCCTTAGCTTCTACAGTAATTAACATGGTGGATAGCATTATCGCTACCGCTGTACTTGCAGTTATTAGTTTTTTATTCATATGCATATTCTACTAAATTAGTAGCGTATATGTCAAGAGTTCTTGTCTAACCTTCTTTGATACCATTTGCCAGCGTCTAGTTGTGGCTGGGCTAAGCTGTTTGCTTCCAAAAGAGTTGCAAGCATGTTATTTAACAAATCTATCTCAAACTCTAGCTTGATTATTTGCATTTCTAGTAGTCTTAATCTTTCTGACTTTCTCATTCTGGTCTATCCTTTGGTGTAGGGGCGGTTGCTAGGCTTCCGCAGTTGGCGCATTCCATGTCTAAAAAGTATGTTGAGATATCAAAATTTTCAAATACCACTTTAAGATTCCAAACAAAGCATCCGCATGGGCATACGTGAGTTGGAGTTCCTCTAAGATCCATTGACATATTGTTGTTTTCTGGTCTTAGATCATTAATGTCCATATAGTTTATTATACTCTAAACTTCAATTATTGTAAATGGTGGTCTAACAGACATGTTAAACTTAGCGGCAGCCTCTAGGGCCATCCTAACACGTTTACGAGGTGTTTTGATAGCAGTTGTAGAAAACAGTGACCCTAAAGCCAACTCTTGTCCAGCACCCTCTGCCATATAAGCAACATCTGCTTCACCAATATGAAAATCGGTATCCATTACAAATATTCTACCTGAGCCTTGAACTGTGATGATGAAAACTCCACCTTCATCTCCGTCTTCCGTAGATCCTGCAGTTTGATTACCATAGCCTTGTTCTTTAAATGCCTCTTTAATTGATTCTATAAACTTAGTACGCAAAAACTTATCTAAATTTTTGTAGCCAGCCGTAGGCTTATAAATTGGAGGTGTCCAGTTATATTGTAATATTTGACCCATTCTAAAACTATCTACAAATCCTATACCGTATTGACCAACTTTAAAAACTTTTGGATCCACTCTACAAAAAATTAAACCGCTTTTGTCATCGGACGCAGCAGAATCGCCCCCTAATAGGACTTTATTTTCATGGATTAAGGCTACTACAGCTGTCATAGTACTAGTATACTATTTATAAATTCGAAAGGCTAGCCCTCTTTTTCTGGAAAATCCAGGCCTTCAAGCTCTCTCAGGGCATTTTCAAGTTCGGATTTGACCATAATAAGTTCTTGCAAGGTGCTATAATATTTATCTTTCCATTCAGTTAATTCTTTTTCTAACTGATATAACTCTATTTTAATATCTTTTAATTCTATTTTTAAATGGTCTTGCTCACGCTCTATTTTCCTATTTTTTTCTTTTTTATTATCGCTAATTCCAGCAATAATTGCCGTGCCCATGCCAGACAATATCGCTGCAGATATTGCAATAATTATAGTTGTCAGATCCAGATTCATTATATATCATATTATACCGTATAATGTATATTAAATTAATAACTCAGAAGCTGTAATTTCTTGTCCAACATACTTCCTTTTTAAAACAAATTCCCTAACTACTTCTGCGCCCTGCTGGCGCCCAGTTAATATAATTAACCATCTTGGCTCAAATTTAGAAAGTATGCAAGACTCGCACATAAGTAAATTAATTGAAACAAGTGTTGACTTTTTCATAGTTAACTTGTTTTTTGTTTTATTGCATGAATAGCAAAGAACTTTATCCATTTTCACCCTCTTCTATGTGTGTAAATACTATCTCATCCATTATAATAAACTCCTCATTTCCTAGTAGCTCTTCATGCTCTATTTCATCTTTTGTATATTTAACATTAGACGCAAAAGCACCTAATTTTTCAACGGTTCCATGCATATCATCTTCTGGGATATAGACAATCAACACCCTATCGTAATATTCTTTCACTAGGAACCCCTTCCAGTTCGCATCTTACGCCATATGACTCTATCAATTTTTTTACTTTTGATACATAGTCTATGACCATTTCTTTTTTAGTACCCTCAAATTGTATAAAGTTGTTTTCATACAATCTTAATGCTAAAAATTCTGGATATTTTACAACATCCATTTGTAAGTTGTTTACTGGTTTAGTTATTCCTCTTAAAGCTTTAGCCATTTCTGGTGTGTAAAATACTGGCTTATTTGGCTCACCAGTCCATTGATTGATTCCATGCTTAAAATGATTTTTGTTTTTATCAATGTACATTTTTTGCCTTCAATCTTTTCCATACTTCTGGTGATTTATGAATATTCCTTGGCTTATCTATAGAGCCAGAATTTAAATAAACTCCGCCCCATACTCCATGCTCATTATTTTCAACACCAGTCTTGTAACACATTTTTATAACAGGGCAGGCTAAGCATGCCTCATCAATATTTTTTGCAATTTTGTCATCTATTTCATATTTTTCATAAAATAAATTAGTGTCCATACCTCTGCATATAGAAAGATGCCACCAGTCTAAATCTTCTTCGTCAATACCAATGCTATTTAAAATATTTGACATATTGTTTTGGCAACCCCCATGATCCATTTTTGTTTACAATAAATTTTTCATGTGTACCCCAGTTGTCTTTATGATACATTCCATTTACATTGTAATATCCAGAAATATCTTTTTCCCACAACACTAAATCATAATTATTCCAAAATGAATCCTGTAGTTTATCCTTATATCTTTTAATAAATACATCGACGCCAAGCTCATTTAAATATAACATTATTTTCTGGTTGCTTTCTTTACTAAATCCATCATTGTCTTTCTAAATTCTCTATCAATATCTTCCATATCTGCATGCTCTAGGTGGCAAAATATCATATCGCATACGTCATTAGGTTTAAACTCTACCTTTTTTCTAGAGTGAACCTGGTGTGTACCAGAAAATGTTAAAGCCTGATTATCTTTCAGTGTATACTCTTTTTCATTGACAATAATTGGCCAATCTACAGTTGATTTTATTTGTATGTCAAACGTAAGCATTGGTTTTGTAAAAACTGAATCTATATGGAAATCAAGATTTGGCATTATGTGTGCAGTTGTATCATATCTGGCAAACTGTATTCCTAGTATAGGAATTCTTTTACCATATGCTTGTTCTACACGATCTTCTATAGCATTATATATGTCTTCTGCGCCATTAAATTTTGAGTCAAACTCTTTTATATAAAAAACAGTCTGCCCCCATGGATTATCTTTTTTAATTTTTTCTTTTGGGCAGACGTCTACAGATTTGTATATTCTATTAATTTGATCTTGAGTCAAAATGTTGTCTAAAATTTTATTTTCTATGTCTGGATTCATTAGTATTGACTCAAGTGTGAAGAGTCTTCTCCTTCGTTTACCCATAAATTTTTAGAAGCTTCTGGCATGTACTCTTCAATTGGAATTTCCACACCAACATCAAATGTGTACCAAGTAGGAATTGTAAATCTTAATCCAGACTCTACGTTTTTAACATAATGTAAATAATAATTATTGGCTGGAAACATAACAAGGTCACCTGCTTTTGGCTTTATTTCTAAATCGTAGTCTGGCCATCCAATTTCTCCTCCGACATAGTCATCATTTGGATATATTAATGCAGTAATATTTAATTTATAATAATTAGATTTCATTAATGGGGTTCCGTCTGGGTACTGACAATCTGAATGTAGTCCACTAGACATTTCTGGCTTCCATTTAACTATGTGAAATGGATTCCAGGGCGAAGTTTTTATACTAACCTTGTATCTATCACAGTATTCTTTTTTCATTATTGAAAAAACTTCATGTCCGTATTTCAAAATTAAGTTAAATAGTTTTTTATCTTCATCTTTTATTCTATCTAAAGTTAATGTTTTGCCGCCAGAAAACTCTGGGTCGTCCCTATATTTACCTATATAGTTCATTACTAAATCTATTTCATCACTTGTCATAAAACCAGGAATATGAATTATATTTTCTTTTGATTTACCAATTTTATCAAAATACGCTTGATAATAGTCCCAAATATGTTTTGTCATATTTTTGCCTCTATTTTTTGCTTAAATGATTCATATATATAATTTTGATCAAAATCTTTTTGTGAATCTATCTTAAAAAAACCGTTAAATTTATATTGCTCTAAAAACTCATTTGTTTGAGAATCCCAAGAGGTCCATGTTAAATCTATGCCAGTATCTTTGCAATATTGGTTTAAAAATGTAATTGATTGAATATATTTTAATGCAAGTAGTTGAAGTGGTAGATCATGGGGTTCTGCCATCAAGTTATGCTCTTCGCCACCAGAATGCTGCCTATACATTTTTGGCTTAAATCCTTTTGCTTCTGGCCACCATCCGTATGCTCTTATTAGCTCTGGCATTAAAATAAAAAGTTTTGAAGGTTTTCCGTATAAGTTAATATATTTTAAAATATTGTAAACAAGTCTATCTGAATCTACTCCTGCGTAGGATATGTTAATAAAATTACATTTATCTTTATAAAATTCATTGTGTATTTTATAGGCCCAGCCATCTTCATATTTAACGTCCATTGGTATTGTAAATTCACAACCAGCAAAAACTACGTGACAATCTGTATCTTCAATTTTTTTAAAGTCGTCGCATCTTAAGCCAACATTATTCAATTTATAGTTTATGTCTTCTGTTTCTTTCCATGGATTATGATAATCAAATAGTGGCTCAACATGATATGAAAACCATGGGTAATAAGAGGGGCTAATCTCTTTGAGTATATCTAAATATTTTATTTGCATTTTACCTAATCTATAAAAGGATTGGTCCTAATACATAATTATACAGCATTTGAAAATAGATTGTCAACTGATTTTATTATTTATTTTTAGGTATTAAAGTTTGAGGACCCTCTGTGCCAAATAAAGATTTTTTTACTGGAACACAATTAGGGACTCTTCGGCCATTTTTGTCTTTCATGCCTACCTGCTTATATCCAGACCAGCAAGCTTTTTCCATATTATCCCAGTTGTCTTCCTCTTCATTATCTGACTCGTAAGATTTTGAAATTTCTTCATCTGACAAGTTATCTAAATTATCCATTTTTACCCTTTAATTTCTTGTCCACATGATGAACATGCTTTTGATTTTTTTGCTTTAACGGTAGTTTCTGTTTTTGTACTTGAAGATTCACCAAATTTGGGTCTTCCAAAACCTACAATAGAAACCATTATATTCTTTTTATTTTTTTTATATGCACGAAGTTTTTTGGCTACTTCTCCGCCATTTCTCTGGCTTCCTTTTTCACTTGAAGATGTATTTCCTTCAATACACCATACTGTTCCATCGCCATTGTCTACTGCAACTATTCCTACGTGTGATATTCTATCTACACCATCTGATGGGAAATCAAAATATGCGACATCTCCTGGCTCTGGGTCTGCGATGTCTCCGTCAATCCATTGACCAGATTTTTTAAATGCTGCTGCACCACCTGGAGTATATACTGTATTAGGAACTTTTATTCCTGCTTCATTTGCACACCACATAACAAAAGATCCACACCAAGGTTGAAAATTAGCTTTTGTAAATGCACCATATTTTGTTTCATTGTCTTTAGGACCTTCAACTGTTCCTATTTCTGTTTTAGCAATCTCAACAAATTTTTCTGCTGATGACATAGTTATTACTTATCCCAACTAGTATCAACAGGTTGTTCTGTTGGCATTGCACCGTCTGGCTTTGCTAATCTACGTGCTTTTGCATCATCAATTTCTGATTCTAACTTTTTATCCGCCTGAGTATTTTTTGCATCTATTTCTTTATTAGCCAACTGTGCTGACATCACATCTTTAGCACCTGATTGACCAATCAAAAGCCCAGCTAATGTTCCTGTAATAAATGTAGCAACTGATCCCAATACATTAAAAAACATCTTATCATTTTCTGACTGTGCGCCAATTGGCTGTGTCACAAATAAAAGTCCATATAAAATTCCCAATGCGGTACATAATAAAATTGTACCAAGCGTAATTCCTAAAATAAATTTTAATCTAGCGTCTAAATCTTGTGGAGATAATCTTTCTTTAGCCATTGATTGTTCCTTCTGTAGTTGTTTGTTGTGCTGTATCAGTTTTAATTAAATCTTTTGTACATGTTCCAGACGCCTCACAAATAGGAGGATTGCACTCTGCAATTTTCCAATTTGCTGGATCTTGACATGGATATCGATAACCACCATCGTAGCCACATCCTGCTAATAATAGCATTAATAAGCCAGATAAAGCAATAGGGATTATTTTTTTCATATCCCTATTATACCTTACTCTGAATCTTTATTTCTAATTGGATAAGTAATAGCCCAAGCCACTAGGGTACCAATAATTGCATAGCCAACAACGGTTTTTGCAGATCCGTCAAGAACTACCCAAGCAATAAACATTCCCAATAGGGTCCAAAGCTGGTCTATCATATCTTTAAATATTCTCTTTATCATGGTTTTCTTCTCCTTATTCTTGGATCTCCACCTAATGGTCCACCGCCACTTGTTCCTTTAGGAGTTGCTCCTCCAGTTGTTGCTCTAGATGCAGATGATGCGGCATTTGCAGCGGCACTTCCTGCAACGCTAACTGCGTTTATTGCAGCATTAGTTGCAATAATTGCAGACACTACCATTTCTTCTGCTTCTTTTCGTTCTTCATTACTCATATCAGCACCAATATTTAATACAGCAGTTAATGCCTGTCCTGGATCATTAAATATTGCTGAGACAAATTCTGATGGAGACTCCAGCACTTGTAAAGCTGCTGCTATCTCTGCTACTATTATAACGGAATTTCCATTCTCATCCTGCCTTACTTCAACGGGCGTAGCGTCTGGCAAGTCACTGTAGGTAAGTCCAGCATCTTGTATATCCTGTGCGGTAACTGCTTCGCCATTTGCCGATTCAATAAGAGCTTCTGCAACTAGTGATCTTTCTGCTTCAGTAAACTCACCATCTGCTGATAATACCTCAGATAAATTATTAATTTCATCTGAGGTAATTTCTCCATCTGCACTTAAAGTATTTAAAATTGCTTCCGCATCAGATGTGGATAGTTCGCCATTATCAACTAAATCATTAATAATATTTTCAATTTCTTGAACAGTTAATGGGGCTTGCTCTTCAACTGCAGGTGGCTCGATAACTGGTGGTTCTTCTGCAGGTGGCTCGATAACTGGTGGTTCTTCTGCAGGTGGCTCGATAACTGGTGGTTCTTCTGCAGGTGGCTCGATTGGAGTTGGGGCAACTGGTGCAAGGTCTGGTGCTGGAGCAATATAAACTGGAGTAACTGCTGCTATCTCTGCTAATTTTGTGGCTAATGCCGTAGCCGCTGTTGATAATGCGGTCAAAGTATTTTGTGAAACAGTTGCTATTGGTGCAATTACTGTATTTGTATTTATTGTATTTGCTGCTACAACTGCTGTAATTGCTGAGTTTAATGTAGTAATTTGTGCATTAGCTGTATCAATTGCTGATTGTATTGCTGCTGTTGAAGGATCTGGTGTAGGTGTAAATGATGCACCTTGACTAATAGTTCCATTAAATCCAGGCCCAGAATTCGTATCAGTGATAGGAGTAATTGTTCCATTAGTACTTGATCTAGTATTAAAACGAGCACCATTAGGTATAGGACCAGTAACACTTACATCTGCCGACCAAGCACCGTCTGCTGGGTTTACATCAGCGTTAAATCTAATTTGTGTCATCTGAGTATCGGCTGTTCTTAAAGGATAAACACGAACATCCCAAGCCACTGAAAGAGTATTAGTTGTTGTTGAGTAGGTAACTCCAGAGCCACTACTCCAAGTAGTCCAGTCATATCCTGCTATAGAAATAGAAGGGGCAGTTGGTGTTGAATAATAATTTTGTCCTTCGTTTACGCCAAAAGTAAGAGTTGCATTGGAACCTACATACACATTGTTATAAATAGTGTTTCCCATACGTAAATTAAATGGAAGATTCATACGAACGCCAGCATCGTCTGTATTTGCTAACACATTTGTTGATGCTCCAATTGTTGCTGCTAATGCATTTACCGCATCTTGAGCATTATTAATTGCTACATTTGCTTGAGTTAATTGTGTTTGTGCTTCTGTTTGTGCAGGTGATACTGCTGCTACCGCCGTACTTGCTGCGGCTACTGCTGTTGTAGTTGCAGTTACCGCTGTCTGTGCTGCTTGAACTGCAGTAGAAGCTGTCACAGATTGTGCAACTTCTGTTGCAATTGCTGTAGCAACTTGTGCAACTGTAGTTGGTGTTGTTGTCATTAAAGGAGTTGCTGTGGCTATAACCGTGGCTGTTGCTGATTCAATTACAGGGACTGCTGCTGATACTACTGCTTGGGCTGCCACAACTTCTGATGTTTGAGTTGTAGCGCTTACTGGGATTGCTGCTACTGCTTGAGTTACGTTAGTCACGGTTTGAGTAACTGTCTGAGTAACTACTGTTGCTGTGTCTACCGCTGTGGAAACATTTGATACTTCTGCAACCGCAGTGGTTGCTGCTGCAACTGCTGTATTTGCTGCTGCTACAGCAGTATTAGATGCTGATACAGCCTGAACCGCTGTTGCTATTGTTACAGTTGCTGTATCTGATGCCGCTACAGCTTGTGCAACTTCTGTAGTTGCGGTTGCAATGGCTGTATTTACTGCCTGCTGTGCAGGGCTTACAACAACCTGTTCTGAAGGAGCTGGCGGCTCATCGGCATTAGCAAGGTTAGGACTAAAAAGAAAAAGCCAGCCCACAATAAAGAGGCTGGTTAAAAAGTACTTTAACTTTCTAGTCAACTAAGTATCTCCTAAGTAATGCAATATCTTTGCTTACTTAGTTAATTATACCATGTTGTTATTTAATATTATCTGTTTTGTAAAAGCCATTACCCTTAAACTGTATACCAAATGGTGTAAAGTGTCTAACCATTTCTGAGTCACATTCAACACATGTGTATCCTGGATCACTATCTTTTATTGATCTATGTACTGACATCGTTGCGTGTGCATCATCATGCGAACACTTGTATTCATATACAGGCATTACTTACCGCTTTTTTTTCTCTTCTCTGCTAAGGCTACAAAATCTTTAACCTTAGTTTCGCCCATGTATCCCCAAGCGTATCCATCTTCAATCATCTGTTCGTTAATAGACTTTGTGTTGCCGTCTATGTAAATCCAGCCAAGTATGCGACCATACTTTTCTGTGCTGTCTGGCTTTTCTGTTTTTACAACAATAACATTTGCGTCTTTAAACTTAGACTTAAGATATTCTTTTGATTCAAGGCCTAATGTTTTTTCAAGCTTATCAGTAGTTCTAGACTCTGGCGTATCAATTCCTGCTAGCCTAAGTCTTTGAGCATATGAAATGCTAAATCCTAGATCTATGTCGACATCTACCGTGTCTCCATCTACAATTTTTGTTACTTGCTTAATTCTGTACTCAAACATGTTTCCCCTTAAATTTAAATGAGCAGTTTGGGGACGTACTCAGGTCCATCCTTCGGGTAGCGACCCGAATAGTCTGCGACTCCCCAGTGACGGGGTGCAGATCTTTATTATACTATTTATTTGATCTTGATGATCTTTGGCTTCTTCTCTTCTGGCAAAAT